CCGCCATGAGGAGATACGCGAGGCGCGCGCGGCGGAGCAACAGAAATGGAAAGCGGAGGGTGTCGCCGCGTGGCAGTGGGATATGCCGGAGTTCATCGTGCCGGAGATCAAGCGGGTAGACAACCTCTAAGGACAGTGAAACCGGCGCGGGTGGCGCGCCGGTCGCGGAGGGTGGCCACCTCCGCTATGAAGATCAGGCCGGGAAAGGTGAAAAGAACCATATGACTGTTAAGGAAGCGCTCGAAGGCGCGCTGACCATGCTCGAATCGCTTGGCATCCGTGGCGGCGACGTCTACGACAATGCCTCGATGGCTATCGACATCCTGTCGAAGCATCCGCTATCGGCGCGCGCGGTCATGGCGTCCGAAATGCCAGAGGAGGTGGCCGGATGACCGGCCACTACTCCCGGGGTGTGGAAGCCTCGAAGAACGCCAAGCTGGGGGACTGCTCTGCGACGTATGTCTCGTTCGCGTCCTGTTGGACCGGTTGCGCGTTCTACGGGAAGGGCTGCTACGGTGGCCACGATCTGACCGGATTGCAGGAGCGGCAGCTGCGGCGCGCCACACTGGGCGGAAAATTTGCCGGGCCGGTGGCGCGCGGCGCCGGATCGGGGAAAAAAACGCCGGATGCGCGCCGGATTGCCCGGGATGAGGCGCGCGTCATCGACGCCCTGATAGGCGCGCGGCCGCTCCGGTTGCACGTAGTCGGCGATTGCCGCACGGTGTCGGCGGCGCAGATTCTGGCGCGCGCGGCGGACCGGTATATCAAGCGCTCGAAGGCGCATTACCGTGGTCTTTTAGGTCGGCTGGCGGCAAAGGGGTGGCCGGGGATGCCGGTTTGGTCCTACTGCCATACGTGGCGGACGATTGCGCGGCAAGCGTGGGGCAAGATCTCCATCTTGGCCAGCTGCGAAACGCGCGCCGATGTCGCGGCGGCTATGAAGCGCGGCTATGCGGCGGCGCTGGTGGTTGAAAGCCATCCGGCGGACGGCAAAGCGTGGGTAGCGGACGGCGTGAAGTTCGTGCCGTGTCCCAATCAGACGCGCGGCGTGACGTGCCGGGAGTGCCGTCTTTGCTTCGATGACGCGGCTTTGCGCGCGGCCAAATCCGTGATCACGTTCCGCGTGCACGGTGGCGGAAAAGAACAGGCGCGCGAGGCGCTCATTCAGATCCAGGCGTCCGAGTCGGCGCGCTCCACGGCGCGCCGGGTGATGGGAATTCAATGAACGAGGTGAAAGGCATGACGAAGATGATGGCGCAGACCAAGCTGGGAGTGCTGACGTGCGAAAGGAGCGCGGACCCGGAGTACCCGGGTCTGTTCATTTCCTGGAACGAGCGGCAGTTGGTGCTCGTTGACGCGGACGGTCCCCAGGACGGCGCGATGACGGTGCGCGTGTGGCAGGAGGAAGGGATGGACCCCATCGCGACGGTGGCGGTGCTGCCGGAAGCTCCGGAAATCTCCGGCCCGCTCGCCGAGTCGGAAGTCTGGCCGGACGACGGCGGCTATGAGGATGCGGACCATCGCGCGATCGGGCGGTACTGGGTTGATCCCGTGCTGGCGGCAGCGCTCCACGCGGACCCCGATACCATCGCGGCGTTGACCGGCACGAAGCTGGGGTGGGAAGGGGGGCCGGACGGCGAACTGCATGACGCCGTCCTCGAAGCCGTGCGCGGTTTCAACCTGCTGGCGAAGGCGCAGCGGGATGCGTTCGGCGAAGACGGCAAACACTTCGAGGAACCGGTGATTTCCCGGCTGGCCGGTCAGGTCTACCGCATCATCCGCTGTTTCCTTTTTGGCTAGGTACGGCAGGGTCACTAGGGTTGCGCCAGGAGCTTGTAGGGCATCCTGGCGCGATTTTTCCGGTGGGATTCTTCCCTATTTCCAGTTTTGAGGTGAAAGCGATGAATATCGACATGATGATGAATCCGTCCAAATACGGGCTGGTTCAATGCCCGCACTGCCACGGTTACGGCAGCAGTCTGCAGGAATCGGCGGCGCGGTGCACGGTCTGCGGCGGCTCCGGTCTGGTGAAGGCTGAGACGGCGAAGGAGGTGGCGAAATGAAGCGCCGCGTGTGGGAAGTTGTGACGCTGATAGCCGTGGCGGCGACCGTGGCCGGTGCCATCTGGGCGGCGAAAACGGCGAGGCGCGCGCCGGACTGCGATGACCGGGGAGAGCGCGCGGCATGGACCGAAGAGCTATGCGCGACTGACGCGGAGTGCGCGGTCCTGGAGGTGCGGCTGACCGAGTTGGGGTGGATTCCCCCGGCTCCGATGTTCGCGGGTGACAAAAAGGTGGAGGTGGCGAAATGAAGATGTTCAAACCGAGCAAGCGGGTGACCGAGACGGACTACAAGCTAGGCGTGTGGTCGAACAAGGCGCGCGGCTGCGGCATCAGTGTGGACTGCGACGAGCAAGGCTTCATCCTGAAGCCTCTCGAGAAGTCAGAGGCGGCAATGTCGAACATCGTGCGCATGCTCTTCTGCGTCGAATACCGGGACTCCCTGCCGGTCATCGAGCGGTACCAGCGGACGTACCGGGAACCGGCGCAGGGCCAGTGCGAGTGTGGCCGGATCGTGCACCTCGAAGGCGACACCGAGTGCAAGTGTGGGCGCTTCTACAACTGCTGGGGGCAGGAGTTGGCGCACCCCCGGTACTGGGGAGAGGAAACCGGCGAGCGTTTCGACGATCACGGGAATCAAACCCACTTTCTGGATGACTACTGACCGGCGAAGGTCCCCGCAAGGGGACCTTTTTCCCGGGCCGCGGCGAAAAACCGGCGCGAAAATCCGCCGGCAGCGGGAAAATGCGCGGTGCGGGCGGCTGACCCGATAGGCGGCTGACCGGCTTTGCGCAAATAAAGTGGCGGGCGGCTATTTGTTGTGGGCATAATCAATGTAGCGGGTACTCCCCGCTGGGAAAGTCAGGTGAAGAAATGAGTATCAGGATGCGGCAGTACGTGGAACGCCAGATCGTCATGGCGTTCCTTTCGCAAGCGCTCCGCGAGGGGCACAACATCAGCGTGCACGACGGCGACGAGGTGACGTTGTGGAACAGCCGGTCGCTTGGCGACATCATGGCGGCGATGTTCACGACGGACGAGGACCACGTCTATCTGGACGCCATCTCGAACGAGCACAACGGACCACCGGCCAAGTTACTGGGCGAAGTTTATTTCGTGTACGGGAACTCCGGTCCGGACGTCATCTGCGACTATCACACGTCAATCGAGCCGCTGTTGGCGGACGCCCACAAACTGGCCGAGTACTGGGATGCCGAAGGCGCGTGGCAGGAGCCACCGGCCCGGTACTGGGTAGAGGAGGTGGCGCAATGACGCCGGTCCTGCGGGTGACGGACTTCGAGTGGGACGTAAACGAGCCGAGCGTACCCGACGATGAGGGGACGGACGGCGCGCCGTTGTGGATGCACTCTCAGCTACAGATCGGGATGGCGAGTTTCCACGTCAATGCCTACTTGGCCGAGTGGATCGTCGATGGTTCCTACCTCAGCATCGAGCCTCAGCCGTGGGTGAAAGGCGCGCGGCTGGTGCTGATGCGGGACGAAGAGACGACGGGCCAGTTGTGGCAGGCGTTTGGCATGGACGGCGGCTGCGTGACGGTGACGATCGAAGGCAAGGATTGGCACGGTGATAACTGGCGCGGCGAGTACGCCATCTTCATCGAACCCCACTGCACGTAGGCGAAGTACCCCGGAGGGCGCGCGGCTAGTGTGAGGCGGCGCGCTCCGGCGGGATATTTCCCACATTTCGAGGTGAAAGGACAAATGGCAAAACAGGCAAGGACCGAGATCAAATTGGACCTCGCGCGCCCGATGGGCGAGGCGGTGCTCCACTTGGGGACTTTCAAACAGGACCAGAACATCGTATCGGACGCCACGGTCTACTGGCATGACGGCATGGTGCGTTCGACCACGATCTTCGTGGACTTCTACGTCAAGGTGCGGCGGTACCCGGCGGCGCGCGTGACGCAGAAGGCCATCGATACGCAGCACGATGCGGTGTTTTCGCCGCGCGCGGTGGACGAGCTTGTCCAACTGGCGAAGGCGCACTACGCGGAGGTGAAGTGATGTTGTGGCGAAACGAGTACGGTGATCTCGTCGATCAGGACGCACGCGAGGCGTTCATCGAGGACGAAATAGTGAACGACGCCAATGCGGGCGGCGACGCGGCGACGGCGCGCGCCTACGCTCTGCGGGTGTTTGACCGTTTGCATGTGGAGGTGAAGTGATGGATATCAAGATGCGGATTGGCACGGTCGCGGCGGGTTCAGCGGGCTGCGAAATGCTGCCGGTGTACCTCAGGGAAATGGACGGCGATTGCGGGCCGCAGATTCAGGTGGGCGACTACGGCGAGGTCGTCCCGGAGGACTTCGAGTTTTCCACGCTCGAAGCCTTCTGGACGCGGTGGTCGCGCCGTTTCATCCTGTTCTCAGGACCTCCGGTGGTGGTGGCAGACACTCCGGCGGGCACGCTGGGCGGGCGCGGCTCGAAGATCATGCAGTGGCGCGACGAGGTCGCGGCTGGCAAAACCAAGCAAGGCTTCGTCGAGTGGGTCCTCCAGACGGCACTGGAGGAGGACTAACGCGATGAGCGAACAGCTGGGCGATGAGATTTTGCGGGCCGGAGGAAATCTCCGGCTCTCGCCGTCGTCGTCGCGGCGCATCAAGCGCTTCGTCGATTGGTTTATCCGGCTGGAGGAATTGCAATCGTTCACCAGCGAGCGCGATTCGGACTTCATCAATGAAGCCGAGCGGGCGAACCGCTGCTACGAGGCGGCGGAAGAGGGTTGCGACGGCAAGACGCACCAGGAGGTCATCGACGACTGGCGCGACTATTTCCGGCTCTGGGTGCGCGAGCACAAGGTGAGCCGCAACTGGGGTGCGGACCCGGACCGGTTCACCGGAGCCGTCGAGCACCACTTCGATGCCGTCGAGGCATGGCACGAAGCAAACGGGTCTTTGTTCGAACAGATTGGCTGAAAGGTTGAGGTGAAAGGACACAAATGATACTTACGATTTTGCAGTGGCGCGCGTATGGCGCGGACGAGGACTGCCTGAGTTGCGAACTCATGGATATCCAGGAGGGCGACGACAAGTTTGGCATGGACGCGGCGCACCGGCTGGCCGAGCGCCAAGCGGAGGAGCAGGAGTTGCGCTACGAGCCGGACGCCGAGGACATGGGCGAGGAACACGGCGATCTGCTGTTCATCGAGTCGGTGACCTTCGCGGAGGGCGAAATCATCCAGACCAAGCGCGACGGGCGGAAGTTCCGGATTCATTTCGAGGAGGTGAAGTGATGGCGAAGAAAGTGAAGGTGGATCTGGTGGGCGAAGGGCTCCGGCGGCTCATCGCGTCCAAGGAAGCCAAACCGAAACCCTACGCCTTGACGGCCCGCAACCGCGAGCGCGCCGAGGCGGCGGAGAAAGGGCTCATTGCCTACTCGAACGTGAAAGGCGAGGGCGGGCGGGCGGATGGCGACACGATCCGCGACATGATCCAGGACATCATGCACTGGGCGGCGCAAAACGCGCGCGAGGCGTACATCGACGAAGGCGTAGACGCGGCGCGCGACGAGGTGTCGCGGCTCTGCCACTGCGCGTGGGAAGACTTCCCGAACGAGGCTCAGACCGATTCGGAGGACGAATAGATGGAAACGATCATGTCCGACGAAGAGAAAGCCGAGCAGCAGACGGCCATCGCCGAGGCGTACCGCGAGGCGGCGCGCGAGCAGTGCCGGGACGGCGAACTGGAAGTGGACGACGGCGCGGTCGTGTCGTTTGGCGGCGACCCGGGCGCGTATGTGGCCGCGTGGATCTGGGTCAGTGACGAGGACGCGGGCATCAAGCAGTGCGCCCGGTGCGACCGCACCGAGGTGAACCCGCCGGATGCGGCGGACTGGATCGAGGACTTCGAGGATAACGTACTCTGCCCGCAGTGCGCGGCCAAGTACGAAGACGAACAGAAAGAGGTGAAGTGATGGCAAAGAAGAAAGTGTTACCGGAGCGGCGTTTCTGGTGTCCTCAGTGCAAGGGCGCGCACAACATCGACGTGGCCGCCACCATTTGGGTGCGGATCACCGAAAACAGCATGGATAACGTCCAGACGGACGCCGACGAAGCGGACGACGGCTCGCACGAATGGGACGGCTCCTCACCGGCCATTTGCCGCGCGTGCGGCTACACCGGCACGGTCGATGACTTCGACAACGACGAGGCAACCATTGCTGCCATCGAGCGCAAAGAGGCCGGACTTACCGAGGAGGTGGAGTGATGTATTACCAGACCTTCAGCGGCTTCGACGACGAAGGCGACGACGTGCTCTACGTGGCGATCGAAAGCGACGAGGGCACGCATCTGCGCTATCTGGACGAATCCGAACTGAAAGAGGTCCAGATGGTGGTGACCGAGTGGCTGGAGAAAAACCGGCCACTCATGGATACCTGCGCGTGCGGCGCGCCGCTCGATAGCTACCAGGAGTGCGAGCGCGGCGAAGAGTGCGGGGAGTTGCAGGGCACGAACGCGGGCTTCGACCGGGAGGGCTACGGCGACTGCGATCAGTGCGGGGAGTCGGACAAGGAAATCGATCACACCGAGAACGGCAAGACGGTGTGCACCGAGTGCGCCGAGGCGGACGCGGAAGAACTGAACAAGGAAGAGGTGAAGTGAATATGGCAGACAAGAAGACGATTGCTTTGACGGGCCGGACGCCGGTCAAGATCAAGGAGGACGACTGGCCACTCTTGGCCAGCGCCTCTCACAACGATCGGCACGGCGCCCAGATCGGGAACGAACCCAATCGCGAGTCGGACTGGGAGATCAACGTCCTCGAACACGATGACGGGCGCCGGATCGTGTACGCGGTCTACAACTACGCCACGCACTACCGCGAAGAGCACTGTGCGCACCTGACCGGCGGCGAGTTGCTCGACAAGGACGCTAACGTCGTGGCGGCCATCAACCGGGTGACGGCGAACATCGAGGAGCGCCTGAAGCGCACCAGGAAGGGCATGGACGTGTTCCCCCGGCTCGCGCACGAGTGCATCGCTGACCTGCCGGCGGAGGAACTCGTATGACCTACTGGCTCAACATTCATTGGGCGGACGGCACGGAGTCCACCTACGAGGACTCTAGGACCACGGTCTACAAGACCAAGGCGGCGGCCCTGAAACACGGCGAGCAGTGGCATCGCGATACCGGCTGCCCGGTGTTCGTGATCGGCGACGGTAAGGTGGTGGCGGAATTCCCGCCACCGCTGGAGCCCAAGAAACGCGGGCGCAAGAAGGGCGACCCGAACAATACCGGGCGATCGGTGGGCGTGTCGGTGCCTTGCTGGTGGGGCTGCGGCTTCATCGTGTCGGGCTCGACGGTGAGAACGCACTGGGCGAACTGCCCCAAGCGTCCGAAGGAGTGAACGGGCCGGGGGACGCGCCCCAGCGTGGGTACAGCGTCCCCTGCCTTGTTATGTGGGATTTGTCAGATAGTGTATCAGTTTGCGCAAAATGGCAAAGTATGACGTCCGGGCAACAGTGGAACGAGAAGATGCGCCTCGCGCGGCTCGCCAAAGTGGCGGGCGCCGGGACGGCGGCGGCGGCGCCCGCTGAGAAGGTAGAGTTACGGGCGGCTGACCCGGAACCGGCGCCCCCGTTATGGTCCGGCTTCTGCGAGGGGTGCGGGCGCAGTTGGCAGAATTGCGAATGCGAGAGGTAAGATGGCGGGATGCCCACCAGCCTTACGGTCAACTTCCGCTGCCAGAACAAGAACCTCGCGACGATCCCCGCCACCGGCGAAACCCCGGCGACGGACGGCGTCTCGATCAACCTCCAGGAAGCGGCGCTGCCGGGGCTGGTGCCGCGCGCGTCCTTCCAGGTGACCCTCCCGATTGCCAGCGATACGTTCATCATGGGCGGCTACTACACCGCCACCGTGATCGACGGCGCCGCGCCCGGCGGCACGTCTATTCCTTGCCCGGACCCGGCCGCGCAAGCGGCGCCAACAACCACGGCCCCGACGAAGCTCCCGGCGAAATAACCTGGAACACCGGCGTGAGCTTGAGCCGGGTGAGGTGATGTTGCGCCATCAGGCGCACGATGGCCGGATCGTTGGTCGTCTCCGACAGATGCCCCAGGAGCAGGTACCGGGTGCGGTAACCCATGTACTCCGAGATCCACGCGCAGGCGGATTCGTTGGACAGGTGCGTCTTGGCAATGCGCTGCTTGAGCCGGTAGGAGTACGGGCCGGCGGCGAGCATGTCCGGGTCATGGTTGGATTCGAGGAGCAGGAAGTCGGACTGGGTGAAGTATTCGGCGAGCGGGTCATCGATAGCCCCGAGGTCTAAGGCGAACGTGGCGCGCTGATCGCCCACTTGCACGGTGAAGCCGAGCGGCTCGCCGCAATCGTGCTGCACGACGAACGTCTCGCAGCGGATCTCGCCGATCTGCCAGTGGTCGAACTGGGCGACGTGCCGGTACCAGTGCGGCGGGATCACGTTGGGCAGGGCGTCAAAGGTCGCCACCGAGCAGTAGACGGGCACGCAGCGCCCGCCGCGGCGCCAGCGCTTGATGAGCGTCGGAAGGCCCGCACAGTGGTCGCCGTGCGGGTGCGAGAGCAGCACAGCGTCGATGTTGTCTACGGACTCGCCGATCGCCGCCAGGCGCGTAGTCGTTTCGAGGAGCGACAGTCCACAGTCGATCAACAGGCGGCTGACTCCATCGCTGACGAACGACGAATTCCCGGCGCTGGAGGTGGCCAGGATCGCGATTTTAAGCTGGCCGCCTGGATTCGAACCAGGACTACCTGCCGAAGGCAGAGTGCTGTTTTCGTCTTGTTCTGACGAGTCTCTCTGGGACTGCAGTCCCTCGCCGGGGGAGTTCCCCGATTGCAGAACGGCCAGCATTTCCATTGTCACCTTTCACCTCTACGGGAGGTGTGCGCGAGACTGGAACCGTTCCGCGCACACCCGGGGGCAATCCGCTTGGCTTTCCTCCGAGGAAGCCAAGTGGACATTCGATACTACCAGGACTCGGAATTGTCGTGGCATACGCGCGAGCAATAACCGCGAAAGACGCGCCAGTGCCAGCGCGGGCAGCCGATGCACGGCTGAAACGGCATCCACCAGAGGTACCGCCGCCAGCCCACGCGCCAGATCATCGCCCGGCCCGCTCCTTGAGCGCCTCGTCGAACAGGTGGATGTTGCAGTTGTCGCTGTGCACGAACTCGGCGTGGTCCCAGTTGAGGATGCCGGCCGGCAGCTGGTGCCACTCGACCAGGATGTGGAACTTGTCGACGTCGCCGATCTTCTCGGGGTGCGGGTTGAGCGAAACGACGTAGTCGCCGACTTCGAAGATCCAGAGGCCGGGGAGCTTGTTCAGCGGGATGAGCCCGTCGCGCTCGGCGATCGCCATCACCGAGGTCCAGACCGAATCGAGGGCGAGCTCTTGCGCAGTGGGTCCCTCAGGCATGCTTGCGGCGCTCCCTCTGGCGCGCGCTCCGGTCGGCCTTCATGTGCTCTTTGGTGTGCGCGACGAACGAGGTCATGGAGATGATCTCGTGGCAGCGGGGGCAGGCAATCGGCTCGCCGGGGCGCCCCATGCGGCGGGCGCGCGGCAGCTTCAGACCCTCGCGGATCAGCGCGCTCACCGACAGGCCCGCCTTGATGGCGCGGTCCTTGAGCAGGGCGAGTTCGTCCTCGGTCACCGAGGTTCCTACTATTTTCATAGACTTCACATCTTATTGTATGCACGGATCATTTGATTATTCAACAAACGATATCGTACTATTCCATTAGAGGTGTTTGCGCAAAGTGATAGTTTTAACCATTCCTGACGAAACCTGCATGCCCGCCTTCGAGGCGATCGGCCATGCGGATGGCACGGTCGAGATCCTCACCATCAAAGGGCGGTTCTGGCTGACCGAGGAGCTCAACCGGTGCGAGCAGGTGCTCGCGCGGCTCATTCTGAGCCTCTGGGCGCGGCTGGCGGTGAAGCAATGAGCGCACCGCTCGAGGAAGCCTTCCTCCGCTACCTGAAACTCGTCTTCCACGGCTACGCGCCGGAACCGACTACGCCCGAGGAAGCCGAGACGGTCGAAACGCTCCGGGTGACTTTCTTTGCCGGGGCGCGGGTCTACCAGAAACTGGCGGCGGGGGAGGAGCAGGACGCGATGGATGAAGAGCTTCTCCGGTTTAAGCAAACGGTGTCCATCAAGGTCGGTGGCGATATCCGGTTCGTCGTCGTGGAGGAGGTGAGTGATGAACCTAAGCCTTAAGAGCCTCAACTCGCCGCACTCGCGCGCCCGCTACGCCGCCGTCTGGAACGACTTCGACGGGCCGCTGACCGCGCTGGGGGTGATGGACTACATCGCCCGCTACCGGGACCGGGGCGCGGCGCCGGCCACCTGCAACGTCAAACTGAGCGCGCTGAAGTTCAAGGCGCGCGCCGAGGGAGCCGATCCGGCCATCCAGGAGCTCAAGGCCATCCCGGTGCGCGGCGTGCGTATGGGAACCTGGCTCTCCATCGAGCAGGTGCGGGACCTCCTCGCGGGGGGCAGCCGGCTCAAGGACGCCCGGGACCGGTGCATCCTCGCGCTCCTGGCCGGGTGCGCGCTCCGGAGGGAGGAGCTCGCCGGTCTCGAGGTTGCCCACGTCCAGACGCTGGACGGGCGCGTGGTGCTCCTGGACATGGTGGGGAAGGGGCGCAGGGTCCGGACGGTTCCCGTGCCGTCCTGGGCCAATTCTGCGCTTCAGGGGTGGCTCGCCGCGGCGGGCATCTCGAAGGGCAAGGTCATCCGGCGCGTCTGGCGCGGCGCCTCGGTCGCCGAGGAAGGGTTGACCGCCGACCACCTCCACGCCATCGTCAAGAAAGCGGGCAAGCGCATTGGCGTCCCGCAGCTGGCGCCGCACGATCTGCGGCGCACCTTCGCCAAGCTCGCGCTCAAAGGCAAAGCCGATTTAACCCAGATTCAATTGACCCTCGGCCACTCGTCCGTGGCCATCACCGACCGGTATCTGAACAGTACGGTCGATCTCGAGAATCCGGCGTGTGACGCCATCAAACTCTGAACCAAAGGAACCAACGTGAGATTGAAATTTACCGAAGAGCAGAAGCGGGCCAAACGGATGGCCTACATGGAGGACTACAGCGAGCGGCGGCGCGAAGTGGCGCGGATTGCGATCAATAAAGAAATCAGCATGGACGACGCCAACCAGATCTGGACCGAACAACGCCAGCGCGAAGTGGCTCAGATCGAGAAGTCGCAAGGCATCAGCAATACCGCGGCTCACAAGGTCTGGCTCGCCCAACGCAAGAAAGCCAGACTGGCCGCCGGGGCGGCCGTGGCCGCCGCCACGCCGATGGGAGAGTGGGTCCACGGCGGCATCACCGTGGGCGAGATGATGGCGGGTCTGCAGAAACTCAGCTACATCGTCGTCGAGTCCGGCGCGGCGAGCGCGGAATTCACCTGGGCCGATGGCAGCCGCGTCCTGGTCGACAGCAACGGCGCCATCCAGTGCAAGCCGCCGGTGGTTTCATGAGCCACAAACATACCGAACCGAGCGAGGAAACCAAGGACCAGATGCGCGCGACGGTCGCGGCCATTTTGAAAAACAAAGTGGTCTGGGACACCATCAAGCGGCTCAACTACCTGGGGCACTGGTCGAACGAAGGGGTTCAGAAGATCGAGGCGATCCTCTGGAAGTCGGAAGGCTACCAGAAGTTCATCATCGACATCACCCAGGAGTGCATGGAGCACGGCTTTAACACCGGCGCGAAAGCCGAACCCACCGCCAAGGACGTTCAGGAAGCGGAGCTTGAAATCGCCGGCAAGCTCCGCGCTATCGGGGGGTCGCTCTACACGATGGGCATCCTGGTCGGCTTCTATGCCGCCCTGGCGAAGCTCGAAGCGGAAGAGAAGGCCGAAAAGGAGAAGCCGTGAGCGACGACGACGAGCCGATCGGCAAGAGCATCCCATGGTCCCATGCGGGCACGAGCCAGTTCGCCGCCCAAAAACGGGACCTCATCGGACGCACGATCACGGCGGTGAACTGGGGCGAGCACTATGACGGCCAGCGCAACAAGTGGATCCACCATCCCTTGCTCACGCTCGACGACGGGCGGGCGATCTGGTTCGTGGTCGAGGAATCCGATACCGGCACGTACGGTACGGAGATCTGCATCAGCCCGAAGCCGAAACCGGTGAAAAAGGGGGCCACAAAGTGAGGCTCCGGGACCACAGTGCCGACCGGGCCGTCTGGCGCGAGTTCCGCGCCGGGCGCGGCGTCTTCGAGATCGCCTCCCTGGCGAAGCTCACGGTGGAAGATGTCGAGGAGATCCTGCGGGACTGCCTGGTCAATGACCCCGAGGCCGAACCGGCGGTACGGACTCTGCTACCGGACCTCCCCCGGTGTTCCGCCAAGACGAAAGGCAGGGGTAACTCCCCCTGCCTGGGGCCGGCTACCCGCCCGGGCGGCTTGTGCGCCGCCCACTTCCTCCGGCGCCACGGCCACCTCCCCCGGTACCCGAAGGACGGGACCTGGCCGCCGGAGGTGCAGTTCTGTGAGCTCTGCGGAAAGCAGTGGCATCCGAAAGACCGCAAGATGCTCCAGGAGCACTGCCCCACCAAGCCGCCGGTCCCTGCCTAATTACGAAGCCCGGGCCGTCCGGATCGCAATGATACGGTCGTCCTGCATAGCCTTGAGGACCGCCTGGGTATCCGGGCGGGTCCACACCTTCCCCTCGCGCTCGGCGAGATACCGCTGAATGGAGACCTTCTCCGGCGGCTTGCGTTTCATACCTTATCCACCTCCCAAATCTTCATGTTGGCCGGGTTAAACTTCATGCCAACGGTCCCGGTTGCCCCGTTGCGTTGTTTGGCTACGATTAGGTCTAACAGGCTCGCCCGCTTTTCCTGGATAGCCGCTTTGACTTCTTTCGGCTCCGCGTGCAGGAAGAGCACGATGTCGGCGTCCTGCTCGATCGACCCTGATTCACGCAGATCCTGTAGCTCCGGCGCCCGGCCGTCCTTGGCGGGCATGCGATTTAACTGCGAAAGCACCAGAAATGGAACCTGCAGATCGCGGGCAGCAATCTTCAGGGACCGGCTCAGTTCGCTTACCTCCTCCGCCCGGTTCTGGCGCTTGCGCAACGGGCTGACGAGTTGGAGATAGTCGAGGATCACCATCTGGATTCCTGGGCGCTTGCGCACCGCGGCGACGATGGCCGGCACATTCGCCCCGGTCGTGTCGTCGACATACAGCGGTTTCTCGGAGAGCTCGGTGGTGGCGGCGTGTAAGCGGCGGCTGATGTCGTCGCCGGAAATATCGCCTTCGGTGACTACCCGGAGCGGCAGACCGGCCTGCGAGGCGATCATGCGGAACCAGATCTCCCGGGCGCCCATTTCGAGTGAGAACACGGCGACGCCCCGGTCCCGGGCATCGAGCGCCATCAGCGCCGCGCAGGCGCTCTTGCCCAAACTGGGACGCGCCCCCAGGATCACCAGCTGCCCGGGCAGGAACCCGCCGCCGGAGAGCATTTCGTTGAAGCGCGTCCACGGCGAGGGGATGGCCTGGCGCCGATCCGGCCGCATAAACGGCGTCATCCCGCCGTGCTTGTTCATGCTCTCCCCCAGGTTCAGCAGGCTCGGAGGGTTCTGCTCGGCTTTGGCGCTGATCTCGCGCAACGCCGCGTCGGCGGCGCGGAGCTCCTCGATACCGGCGCCGGGCATGCACATGAGTTCGCTCTGCTCGTGGAAGGCGAGCGCGGCCCGCCGCAACGCGGCCTTGAGCCGGAGCGTTCCCAGGTAGGACTCGAGACCGTAGATATGCGGTATCCCGCTGATCCCGCTGAGGTAGGTGATGCCGCCCACACTCTCGAGATGGCCGGCGTCCTTAAGCCGCTGGTAGACGGTCATGACGGTGATTTCCTGGCCGGATTCCTCGCACCACCGGGCGGCGTTGAAGATCTGCCGGTGCTGGTTTAAGTAAAAATCATGCGGTTCCAGCGTCAGGATGGCGCTGGTGGCGTCCGGGGCGCTGAGGAGGACCCCCAGGACCATTTTCTCGGTCTCGACGGCTTCTGGTAGGTTTGGGAGGGATTCTAGTGGCATTTAAAAGCTCTTGACTGGCGGTAATCCTTGCTTCGCGGCTTGCGCGTTCATTTCGGCGAGGTCTCTCGCCCGGTCTTCGTCGGTGTATTTGCGGGTCGGCGGCTCCTCGAACGGCAGCAGGGCCGCGGTTTCTTTGTAGTGCTCTTTGTTGAGCCACGAGCTTACGTATTGCGCATTCCGGTTGCCGCGCTCGGCTTCGGCCTTGAGGAATGGGCCTTGCTTCACCGCAGCCTCCATGATGCTGGCGGCGCCGGTCTCGTCCTTGACGATCCGGTTCCAAGCCTTCCTCGCCGGTTTTTTATCCCGCGTGTTCCAGACGATCGGCCAGAACTGCTCATCGAAAAACTTGTCGCTATCGAACGCCGCGGGCTTCTTCGGGCGGGCGGGCGCAACCGCTTCCGCAACCGCTTCCGCAGGAAGCGGAAGAGTAGCTTCTTCTTCCCTTATTACAGATGCTCGCCGGTTGTTTGCCGGTTGACTGCTCACTTGTTTGCCGGTTGACTGCTCACTTGTTTGCCGGTTGACTGCCCAGTTGTTTGCCGTTTGATTGTCGGCAGGAATACTGCCGTTCTGGTAAGCGTTAAAGTTTACAACGGTATACAAGGAAAATTTGTTTGTCGATTTGGTGACTACCATCTGGCTATTTTCAAGCGCCTGGAGTGCCCGCCTGACCGTCGATGGCGCGATTCCTGTTTTCGCCGCTATTTCGCCCGTGTTACCGCAAAACGCGCCGATCGGGAGGTCCGCCATCGCGTGACCGTTCCAGTATTGGCGCGGCTTATAGGCGGCTCGGACGAGGCAGAAGATGAAGACTTTGAAATATTCGGCTGGGAGTTGGGTGAAAACCGGGTTGTCGATGATGCTCCGGTACAGAGCAACATAGCCGCGAGACAAATTGTCTTCGTTCACTTCGGTGGCCTAATCTACTGCTGGGTTAAACGAATTCGGCCCTTCGTCGTTCACGTCATCATAGAGGGCCTCTGCGCAGGAGGAGAACTTCGCCCTGGCGAAGTCGGATGAGAGAACCTCTAGCATCATGTTCGCGGCGGCGCTCACCGTGTAGTCTGTAAGTGCCGCTGGGCTTAGTTTCCCCATGAATTCCCGGTCGTCCAATCTAACATGCTTCGCTATAGCAAACGCGGTTAGTATCCTGGGGGAGTGTCCATCGAAAGATAAGAAGTAAGTTATATTCCCAGAGCAGATCTTCCCTGAGGAGGGGCATGCGCCGTCGCGGTGCCCGTTGATCTCGAGGTGGCCGCAGTTTTCGCATATCACCCAGCAACCGGCGTGGTGTTGCCACGCGCCATCTCGCGCGATCCTAGCCGTATTCTTGAACCCTGGATGACTATGGCTAACTGGAGCGCAGTCACCTATGAAGACCGCTACAGGATGCCCGCTTAGTAGTGACAACCTCTCGGCTTTGTTTTTCCAATCGCCGGTCCCTGAACCTTTGACCTCCATCCACATACCTTGCTTCGGAAGCCAGAAGTCGGGTAAGTACCAGACGCCGTCGAGGTCGTAGCCCTCTTTCTCGTACTCCCACTCGATGCCGAGGCAGTCCATGAAGACGGCCCAGCGGGCCTCAAGGCGCGAGCGCATTCTGTGCCCGCGGTACACGGTCTCGATTGGTTTGATGGTTGGCCCGTCAGACGACGCGCCGTTCGGTTTTGTCATATGCCCTTCCTAATCTGGCTCACCGGGGGGCAGGCTGGATTAGGCAGCCCGCCCGTGAGATCCCGGCAAATTCCATCCGAACGGTGGGGGAGCTACCCTCGCCGCTTGACTCGGATGGACAATCCTACGCTACCGTTTGCCCGCTTTGCAAGGGTTTTTAAGGATTTACGCTCAAGCACATGGCCCCTGTAAACCTGACAACGACAGGTTGACATTGCCGATCCGGGGCCACTAGATCAAGTGGTGGACCCCGGTTTACGCTCAAGCACACGGCGGAGGTTCTCGGCCGCCTCGATCCTCACCTGGAGTTCTTCCCGCACCTCGACCAGCCGGTCGCCGGCATCTTGGATGCGGGTATGGAGTTTGCGCTGGTCGCGGGTGTTCAGGGGAAGGTCAAGCTGGGCCTCGTCCAGGCAGGCGATGGCCTCCCGGACCCGCTCGAGTATCTCTTTGTCATCCACTGAGTTTGTCCTCCAACTCCTGGATCTTGAGGCGAAGACGGTAGTTCTCCTTCCGTTCATCCTGGAGTTGCTTGTCGAGAGCGGCTATTCGCTTCTCGGCGAAACCTTTCAGGATTTCGTAGGCGGTTTGCAGCTTCTCCACCTCGATTACGTTCCGGTCAAGTATCTCTTTGGCGTCCATAGTTTTACGATCAAGCACACGGGTCGCAGTCAGGGTACCTGCGCTTCAGGAAACGGTGGAGGCGGCAGACCTGCTTCAGCATGATCAGGAAGTACAGGTGCCTCATGGGGAGGCCCTCCTGACCGCCAGGATAATCCTCTCGAGGAGCGCCGGCTGGATCATGGGCGGCGTCAGGCGAATTACGCGCCAGCCCAGGAGAGCGCCTTCTGCGTATTTGACACAATCGTCGGTGAAACCAAGCTGCCGGAGGTGGCGGCCGCGGTGCTCTCCCTCCCAGGCGCCGCCCTCGATCTCGACGGCGATCGAGGCGTTGGGCCAGCAAAAGTCGAACTTCCACTTACGGGTTGGGTGGAACTGGTACTCCCGCTCGTAGGAAGGGCCGCCCAGCGTCCTCCAGGTAAGCGCGAACCGCTCCTCGGGCTCGGACTTAGCCTTTGGGAGCTTGCTTGCCATGCAGCCACCTCCGCAAAAGCACGGCCAGTTTCCCGGTCGATCCGGGGCCGAGAACGATGCGCCCGCGTTCCTCTCCGGACGGCAGCGTGGACCGCAATACCACGCACCCATTTACAGCTAACAGGTTCTTGGCTTCCACGTTCTGATCCACGGGAATCCAAAGCTCCTCGGGCTCCGACTTAGCCTTGGGGATCTTGGGTTTCTTTGTAGAGCTTGGCACGTACTTGTTCCCGATCACGGACATCCTGGTCGATGTATTGACCACCTAACTCCAAAAACAACAAACGCACGCGCTCCCAATAAGGCAAGAGATGATTGTCGTCCGTCCGTTCATTCTCCCGAGCAAGCTGCATAGCTTGTTTCCACTTGCCTCGAAAGCCTTTGAGGTTCAGGCCCGCCTTCGCCTCCTCTTCCGCATACAGGGCTCGCGTCTCCTCGCCGTAATTTGGAGGATCGTCAACGGCTCCGAAGTGCCCGCTCTTCCAGCTTTCGCATTGCTGTCCCGCACTAACATATTTGCCGTGCGCTGGACCGCCAACCGCCAGACACATTGCTTTAACGGGCCCGCCGCCATCGGCATAGGCCACCATTTCGCTCCAAAAGCGGCAACCCCCACAGTTCTTTGTCTTACCGTAAGTTCTCATATCGACCTTCCGATCCCTTCCAATACGTCATCGAACTTAGGCAAGACCGGCGTGCCATCGAGGCGGGCCCATAAGTGCAGACAGTTTGCGTGGATATTCACGTAGCGTTCTTTCGGCGGCAGCACTGAGTAAGCGTATCGATCGCCGAGGAACGCTTCTTTGACCAGGACGGTATCGGCATGCGTCGGCGGCCAGTCCTTACGCGAGTAAGACAGATGAATCCAGAGGTTCCCGTCCTCCTTCTCGGCACAGTCGACGATGACACGCAGACCATTGCGCCTGAAGCAGTAGCCATCGCCCCAGCGTTTGAGGAACTGCCAGTCATCCGGTACGTCGTGTTTCCACCAGGTGGTCACTTACTCCTCCGGTAACTTCATCTGCCGGTCGTCGTCCGGCTGCTCCGGCTCGAATAACTTGGCCTGGACGGCATATGTAATCCGCATCTTACATTCGGCGTTCTGGTTGGCCCGCCAGAAGGCGCCCAGGACCGCCTCGGCGTTCTCGACGGCGGTCTTGATCTTAAAGGTCAGGCGGGTCTCATTGCTATCGTCACCGCCCTTGCGGATGGCCTTGAAGCTCTCGGCCCCGGAGATGCCGATCGAGAGCGCCAGGTCTTTGCCGGCCTTGGGAGTAAGTACCATCTCGCCGGCGCCGACCGAGCTTTCGAGTTCAATGGAATCCCAGTTCTCGCGGAGCTCGCCGTCGTCGTAGAGCAGCGACTCCCAACCCATGATCTTGGCCAGCTTGGCGGAGATGTCCCCGCTGGCGGCCATCGTCAACATGAAAGCGTTGTGCTTACCTCGGAGAGTAAGCGTCTCGGGAGTTACTCCCGCTATGTTCAAGATTGGCATGGTTCCCTTTCCCTGGCCGGTCGCGCGGGCCGTACCGGTAGAACCACCGGGCGCGCGCGTTGGCGTTAATCCGCTCGCGCTGTTCCGGTGTGATTACTCGTTTTTTTTTCTTCTCGGGAGGCCGGACCCGCTTCACAAACTCCACTACCTCATCGATGGACCGGGCCCAACGGGTGTCCCGGGCGGGCCCCCGCTCCTTGATCTCGACACCATCCTCGGCGGCGATCATGACCGAGTCCGGGATATCATCCTGCCTCATGTCGCCGTAACCTGCCCGGATCAGGGCGTCTAACTCCGCGAATCGTTTCTTATCCTTGATCCCCATCTGAACTCCTGAGTAACGCCAACACCTCCCGTGGCGCGTCCCAATCCCATAAGTTCTGATAACCGCGCGCCGGGATCGGTGGATCCAGGCGCTTGATGTTAGTAAGTTTCCAGGCGAAGCGGTCCGGGCCGAAGTCCCCGAAGGCCATCCAGTCCGCGGGCGAGTCCGGAGGGAACTGCAGGAAGTTAGTGGACACACACTCTTCGAGTGTGGCTATGCAGACGACGGCGCCGCGCGGTAGCTCCTCCGGGTGGTTGAAGCCGGCCGGTTGGAGCACCTCCAGGAAGTCGTCCTCCCAGAACAGGGGTAAGTTGTCGGTCTTCTTACCGGCGTGGATGGCGAGCGGCCCCCGATAGTCCTCGGGGGCCCAGTTGCGGGTCTCATACTTTTTCACACCTAGGCTAATTAAAGTCGCCCACGGTTGATAAATGGTGATGGCTTTCAAGCCTCCACCGCCTGTAACTCAGCGCCGGACTCGACGCGCGCCATGATGATCTGCAGCCCTAAGTCCTTGGCCGCGCCGATGAGTAACTTCATGCTGTCGGAGTCGAGGACTTCGGACTCATCGAGGACCATCAGTGGTAAGTCACCGAGCGCCTGCGCGGCGATGGTGATGGCGATTTTGCACTGCATGGACTTATTCACATGCGGCCAGGCAACATTGTCAACATAGACCTCGGGCATGTTCTTCTCGACCCGCACCTCGATGCCGGGAATAGGTAACTTCGAGAGCTTCTCGGACTTGAGGCGGTCGAGCCCTTTGACGGCGTTGTCGAGTTGGACCCAGCGCTTCTGGAGCGCCTGGGCGGAGGTGCGCATCTTCTCCAGCTGGGTGCGCTGGCCCTCCACCCTATGCTGCTCGGTGAGGGACTGCTCGGCCTGGCCGAGGCTGGTAGAGAGGTCCTCGAGTTGGGCGGCTGCGGCGGCACGCAGATCGTGCTTCTCGGCCTCCATACTCTTGACCACTTCCGCCTGGCCGGAGTTGTAGTTCCAGTTGAGCGTGGCCACCGCTTCGTCGTATTCCTTCTTCAGCGCGGCGAGCTTCCCGTCCAGGGTGTCCCGCATCCCGTTGACGACGCCGATCGCCTTGCGCTCCACCTCACTAAGTTCCCGCTCCAGGCTGGCCTTGGCCTCGCCCACCTGGGAACGGAGCATCTCGACGAGGTCCTGCCAGGAGGCTTGCGTGCCCGTGGGCAGTGCCTTCTCGGTTTCAATGATAAAGCCTTCCGCGGCTTCCTGCTCGCGCCGGACCTCGGTCCGGGAGGCGTAGCGCCCTTCCCGGATCTCGATGTAGCGCTTGAGGTCGATGGACTCCTGCGGGTGCAGGATGGCTTCGTTGGCCGCGGCATTCACCTCCTGCCCGCTGAAGGCGACTGGCATGACCTTCGAGAGCTCCTCGGCCCGCTCCTTGCCGGTCATGCTGATGAACGCCGCCGGGTTGAACTTCAGCCCGCTGGCGAGCTTTTTGACGTAGGTGGCCTCGGCGTTCACTTTACCCTTGTCGGCGGTCCTGACTTCGAGCGTGGACTTCTCCGGCTTGATGGTCTTGCGGATGGTGACGCCGTCATCGAGGGCCAGGAGGATCGATCCCTCCTTGGCCCCCTTCCTGATCAGGGCTGCATCGTGCCCTCCCTCAAAGACGCTGATCAGCGCATCGACCACGGAAGTTTTCCCGGCGCCGTTCCGCCCTTTTAAGACCGTCACGGCACCGGTATCAAAGGTTAGCGATTCGATACCCTTGATGTTCGAGATTTTGACAGACTTGAGGCGGCGGGTCATTTGGTCACCACCCCAAACTTGGCTACCACCTGAGGAAATTTATCGAGCGCGCACTCGGTGGCGTCCACTTCGAGCAGCCGGGCGATGCTCCACAGTACGATCTGCACGTCTCCGATCTCCTCACAAACGGCTTTCTTGCCGTGCTGTTTCAGTTCCCACTCGTTGGAGAGTCGGACCATAAGTTCGGCTGATTCCTCAAGAAGCTTGCGCCCCCTGGCCTTGTAGTCCCTGCCCCACTTATCAAGGCAGTAGTCACCGGCCAAAGCGACGATACGCTTGGCAGCGAGCGCCTGATTGTTGTGAGCCTGGAGGTCGGATACCTGCTTTCGCAGATGCTCAACTTCCTGCTCTATGGTGTCGAACACAGGAACGCTCACTTCTTGTTCCCCTTCCCTTTGGTCGCGCG